TTTTATATTTTTTACTTTTTTCGTCAAGTTTCTTACTGATATACGGAACAGTTACTGCGTAAGTGATACTTATTTTGGCAAATTCTATATTACAATATTTTCGCAGATCGGAAAATTCCTCAAATTTCATCTTTATTTCAGCTACAAATTCGTCACCAGACTTTCCGCAAGAAAGCAAATGCGAAAATAATTCCCGCCCGGATACACACAGCAATTCATACAAATCAACTAATTTTATATTTTTATTATGAATAGTCAACGCACGCATAGCCAAATCATTCAATTTTTCCTTGGTAATCTTACCAAGCAGATAATCAACGCGGTTATTTTGTAAATTCGCGCTACTTCTGGCTAATTGACGTGCTGTTGGTAAGGAATCCTCAGTGAAATGATTAATTTTTCTATGAACATATTCCAAATTTTCGCGTATTTTTGGAGTTTCTTCTTTTTTTGAACAACTATGTAATCTAGAATACATATGACGCAGTTCATACATTCCACACAATCCGCCACACAAAATATCGCCCGGTTCACGTGGAGGCGCGCCCTGCCCATTTTTTTCAGCCAATTCGCGCTGACGCTGATAGTAGTGAGGATTATGTCTTCGCCCGTAATCAATCTCACCAGTGCGCCAACTAAACGCCGTATCACAGCCGGTTTGAGGACACCACATTTGGTCACATCCATCAATTTTACAAATAGGTATTCCGCATTTAGGGCAAGGTTTAGATTCCTTTTTAATTAATTTGGCGCTTTCAATATTTTCCGGTTTGCATACATGCGCATCTTGTTCTTCTTTCTTAAACCCGGAAATCTCTAAACACTGGCCACATGTTTTTAGATTACAGAGCCCGCATTTATTCCGCGACATAATGCCGCGACATTCGGTCGGATTTGGGCATTTCACATCGTATTCTTTTTTTTCCGCTTTTTGGGCAGGATTGGTAAGAGAAACGCGATGAATTTCAGAAGAACATTTATTAATTTCCTGGTCAATGTCTTTTATTTTGAGCAACAATGCTTGTTTTTTTGATAACCATGCGTTTCTTTTTGTCGAAATAACATCTATTTGTTTTTGTCTTTCGGCAAGAGGCATTGTTGCTGGCATTTTACTCATTTCGCGTTCAAATACTACCTCGCGTAAATGAGTTTTATATTCGCCGCTTATAAATGCACGGTCCATTGCTTGGGCTACAAATTCATCTGACCATTCGGTTCTACAATTCATGCATTGCGGTAGAAGCGTAATACTTGTCAACATATACCGTTTCACGCATGATTTACACGCTACTATACCTTCGTCACAACCTTTACAAACAACAGGTTTGTGATTGCTTTTATTTAATTTTTCGTCGCAGATGGAGCAGTTGTTTACTGTAGCTGAAGCCATTTCTTTAGCTGAAGCCATTTCTTTAGCTGAAGCCATTTCGTTAATTATGCTGTTTTGATGTTCAACCGAACCGAAAAAGGATTTCAATTTTTCGGTTATATCCATATATATAACTAATTTAAAAGATTTTATTTAAATTATATAAATTATATAAATGATAATTTTACTTTATTTAATGTTTTTAGTTTCCTATATAGTTGGTTTACCTTTAAGCGCAGTAAATTTAAGCGCACAACCAATGCCAATTGTTGTTTTACATGGTGTAGCAAGTTCGGCCCCAAATATGAATGTTTTTAGCAGCTGGCTTGAAAAAACGTTTAACACAAAAGTATTTAATATTGAACTTGGAAACGGATTTAAAACAAGTTTATATTCTCCGCTAACAGAACAATTAAACGAATTATGTTCAACTATCTATGCGATTGATGAATTAAAAGATGGATTTAATTTCATCGGAATGTCGCAAGGCGGACTTTTAGCCCGTGGTTATACTGAACAATGTAATAAATACCCCGTCTTAAATTTAATTACGATGGTATCGCCACATGGCGGCGTAATTGAAAATATTAACATTGCTATGTATTCGGCCTTTTGGCAAAAACAATTATCTATAGCAAGTTATTGGAGAGACCCACAAAATCTAAACAATTATCTTGAGAAATGTTCTTATCTGCCTATTATAAATAATGAAAAGTTTACATTAATTTCTGACATCCAAATAAAAAATATAAAATCTTTAAAAAATTTTATATTAATCTGGTCCGAAAATGATGATGTCGTTAATCCACCAGAAAGCGGAAAATTTAGTTTTTATGACTATAATTACAATGTTATAGATATAGAAGAAACCCTTCTCTATAAAGATGATTTATTAGGGTTAAAATACCTTGATGAGAAAAATGGGTTTCACATTCATGAAACAAATTGTACGCATGTCCAACACCGCGACCCGATATGTTTTCCCCAATTGTATACTATTTTCAAGTTATATTTATAATATATAGACTATATATACGATGAATAATAAATTATTAAAAAAAATAATATACAATAGCGGTGATGTATTTTTACCTGATAACATTAAAAAAAAATTATCATATGATATTATCGGTTCTCAAAAAAAAACTTTCTATATTTCAGGATGGTCTATTGTTCATTTTATAAATGGAATAATATTTGGATATTTATATTTATATTTTAAGTATGATAAAAAATATTATATAATAAATTTACTTACACTACATACACTGTGGGAATTTTGGCAAATTATTATAGGAATGTCTAGACCTTATAGTTTAACTGGAAGAAGCAACTTAATAGATACGTTTGTAGATACGATTCTTTTTATGAGTGGTGCTCTTATTACTAAATTTTTTATTTAGACCAATAAAGATTAAATTCCGAAATCTGGAATTTTATACTGACCTTCCTCATTTAATGTCCACTTCGCAATAACACCTGGATTTTGTTTATTTGAAATAATGTCTTCATGTTTGTAAACATTATTTTCGTTGTCTATATGATAATCGATTCCCTTTATTTCCTGAACCCAAATTTCCTTTTTTTTAGTTGGAATCGCAATAATTGCCGGAGATGTTAAAACGCCATGTGGAATACCCTTTACGTGTGTTCCGCATAAATTTTCGTCTCCCTTTTTATGACGCGTACATTGCTCGCCATTTGCTCGCTTTGCGATACATCGATTATGCGAAGGAACTAAATTTTTAACTCTCTTCCTTTTTTGAAAATCTTCTTTATTAAAATTTAATCCATTGTGATCAAAGACAAATTGAAGAAAATCGCTTGTAATATTTATGCCCGAAGAATTTATTTGCGCATTTTTTTCATCTAACCATTTTTTTAATGAATTTTTAAATTCAACTAAATGAGTTTCAACTTTCTTATTTACGGTCTTCTCCATTTCTGATATATAATAAATAATATAGAATAACATTTAATTCAATTTTTCATTTTATTAATATATTAGCTTAATTGTATCATGAAAAGAAAGTTCCTACTTTGGTGGGCAACATAAAATAAAATAGGATCAAACAGACAAACCATAATAAATAATTTCCATACGATGAAAAATCTATGCCTAGAAAATTAAATCCAGAGGTTACGACATATATTAAAAATAGTATCATTACAATCATGGATAAAGTTGTTTTGAAAGAAACCATTATGTATATAATCCGTTAATATATTTATTTAAATAATATTAAAAACAAAATAAGATCTAAATAAGTATAGACAATGCATTTTGAACTTATTGAGCCTAAAGTATCACCTACAATGAATGGGTTTCTTATTTTGGCAAATATTCTAAATATCGTTTATAATATTCCTCAAATGATTCAAACATATAAAACAAAATCTACTAAAGATTTTAATATATGGTTTATCGTATTGCGAATAATTGGTAATTTTATTTGGATGGTATATGCGATAGAAGTAAATAGTTTATTAATGTTAATAAATAATTCTGTTACAGTAATTGCCTCAGTATTTATAGGTTATTATAAATGGCGCGAATATATTGAAAGACATATTGGGTTTACCTATAATGATCAATTATTATTGGATGACAAACTATTATTGGAATCCACTATAGTATATGAACCTAATTCACATGATGAGCCTGCTGTTTTATTATTAGACAAACATAGCGTCTAATGAATATATCGCTCTTCCTTTTTGATGTGATGTTTTATGTTGGAATATTCCTTTCGTAATTTATAATATAATTTTAATGAAAATAAAAAGATAACCGTTCCGATTATCAGACCTAATGCGTCAATCAATGGGTATCTGACATAACTATATTTTGATGATAAATAGGATTCCACAAATATAGCCGTTATAATAGAAACGGTTGCGGCAAGACTACCTGATATAATAGATAAAGTTTCTTCATCAACGTCAATCCATTTTTTTATATAAGGATGTAGATAATCTTCTATTAAAAATATATTAAATACATCAACTAATCCAAAAGAAAGGGCCGCAATAAAACTTATTAATATTTGTTTAATCATATATTAATACATATAAAATAAAATAAATTTTTATGTATATTATTTTTTATATATATTATTTTTTATGAAGCATAATGCTCGCAGGGTGTATTTTTGAAAAATCGTAATTTATATGCTTTATTTTACGTGTTCTTTTTAATTTATTTAAATATTTATTTAAATATTTTTTTCGATGTTGCCTAATGGTTTTTTTCTGTTTCATTATAGTATTATATTATAATGAAATAATATTATAATGAAATAATATTATAAATTTTTTAATCTTTTAATCTTTTAATCTTTTAATGGTTTATGTCGTATGCTTTCTGTTGTTTTAATACTTCTACTATCTAAAATAAATTTACTCAATTCTTCGGTTTGAATATTCGGATTATTTTCAAAATATTTTTCTAAACTATCCATCAAATGCTTTTTATTTAGTGCCGATTTAACTCTATTTTGTGTATACATAATTTTTCCACCGGTTATATCAAAACAATCAATATCATTTGACTTCATTATATCAACCAATACTTCAGTTAATTCTGTTTTCTTCTTCTTTCTCTCTTTAATTTGACTCTGAAGTGCTTTTAATTCTTTATCATTTGTTAACCAGGCCTTTACATTTTGAACCAATTTATCTTTTGTGCTCATTGATATTATTAATGAATAATATTTATATTATTATTATTTATAATTCTACTAACCAGTTCTTTTTTGGTGCCTCCAACCTTTAAGCATTTCTCTCTTAGTATTTTTTTTAATTCTATTACACTTTTAGTCTTACTGTATTTTTCCATCTCATCAGTCCATTCTATATCATTCTTTTCATTCTTCTCTTTTATTTTAACCCAATGTTGTTCGCAATATATTTTTCCATTTATTGTATAAGCAGATTTACTACAAAAATTTCCATTTTTTAATTTTTGTTCACAGTCTAAATGTTTCATACATTTATTTGATGGATAGTTTACATTTGTAATTTTTTCAACATTAGTTAAGGGTATATAGGGTAGAAGAGTATTTACAATTAGTCTACAATACGGACATCTTATTTGATGCGGCGAAAGTCTAGACGTTTCTAAAGAATTTGGTGATATTTTTTGTAAAATAACTTCTTTATACAAAGGAATATAATTAAAAGTATGTTTACAAGGAAGTGTTATAAAATTATCATTTAACCCTTCCTTTGATATTAAGCAAACATTTTCAGTTGGAGAAATTATAGTATTAATGTCTCCTGAATTATTTAATTCACTATAAAAATCAATATCTCCCTCAATAATATATTTCATTTGTATAAATAAAATATATTATCTTTATATATTAATTACAAATGAAAAAACAAGTTTGGGGAAATGCGACCTGGTATCTTTTTCATACATTAGCATATAAATTAAAACCTGAATTTACATCGGAAGTTCCTATACTATTTAATCATATAAAAACCATATGTGATAATTTACCTTGCCCTGACTGTCAAGCACATGCTACACATTTTTTAGCACAAGTTAATGTCCCATTAATCATTTCATCAAACGAAAATTTAATTAATTTTTTACATGCTTTTCATAATAATGTTAATAAAAGAATAGGAAATAAACAAATATCAATAAGTGAACATGATAAATTATATTCTAGAGCAAATACTTCAAATGTAATAAAATATTTTTTATCTATAATGGACCAAAATATTCATAACGAAAAATTAATGATGTTGTCATTTCATAGAAAAAGATCTGTTAAACTTCTTAGAGAGTATTTTACAAAGAATATACATAAATTTAATCCTTGAATGTAATCCTTGAATGTAATCATTGAATGTAATAAAATTAATAAATTAAACCACATTACTGCTAATTAGTTCTCCTCCTTTATAAACACTACATTTAAAACTCTGTTTTGACGGCCGAGAACAAGCTACTTTATTTGATAATAATTCGTCAAAATATAAAAGCGAATCATAACCTGCCTCATGTAAAAGCATATACCATGCTCCTCCTAAGAGTAAACCAACCAATCCCCCCATCAGGGTTCCTCCTGCTGATGTACATTTTTTTTGAACTTTAGTAAATGCGTCAATAACAAATAATAATAATAAAAATGTTATTATAACATAATTTAATTGATTATTAAAGACCATAGGAAGAATTAAATATGCTAATGTAAATGCGATAAATAAACTAGTTGGGGCGGGATTATTGAAAGGAAGATAAGGATTTAATGAAAAAATATCGCAAGTATAGGATTCA